CTAGAAATTAAATTCTTCAAGATTTTCCCTCCAAATTCTTAGTACAATGGCATTTTCCTCTGTCCGCAACTACTTCCAAGAACGTCTCACTCGCCTCACAAATGAATGGAAACTTTTCCAATCTTCTGGCACTGACCCGTCTCTCACTCAAGAAGTCACCGCCGACTCCGACCTTACCCGACTATATCATGGATCACGCAATGTCTTATCTGAACAACAGAAAGCACAAGCTCTACAATCTATGTACGAACAAATTGTCTCTGACCTTCAATCAAAGGACAATAACAAGAACGAACCATTTGAGTTTTACTCATCTGAACCAATTTCTCCGCCCGCACATCGCGAACCCGCTCCCGGCCTCCGCTTCGTCCCGCACCTCTACCACAAAGGACAAACAGTCTCAACAACCGACCAAGTCCCCGAAACTGGCTTCAAAGTTCATCCACTTATCATGTATCTCGTCAAAACGAAATACCCGCAATACGTACAACATCTCCATAAATATTGCCGTCCCCTCGGAACTACCGACGCAACTTTTTCTGATTTCAATCGCGAACAAGTTCCTTCTCCGTCCATCCCAAGCTATCGCAAAGAACGCATCCTCAAACACGTTTTCCGATTCCTAGACGCTGAACCCTACCTTCCAATCCACTTCGTTGACACTCAGTATGCTAAACTACCCTTATCTACTGGCACTGGCTATCATAACAGACACGCCTATAATATCAACGCACATGCCCATTATTCGCATCCCGACGAATACTCCGACCGTCATACTTCAAAAGGCTATTACATCAATGCTTTTCTTGAAAACGCACGTCGCATCGTCCACATCATAAAAGAAACAGGCCTTCCCTTCGAATGGTCCTTCCCTACTGACGACACTCCCGAAACGCAATCTGCTTTCATTCTTCGTCTTAATCAGTTTCTTAACGAATACCCTACTATCCTCTTCACACGTAATCACATCTCTGACCGTGATGGCAACTTAAAACAACGACCCGTCTACGCTGTTGACGATCTCTTCCTATTGATCGAAACAATGTTAACATTCCCCCTCCTTGTTCAAGCTCGTAAAATGAGCTGTTGCATCATGTACGGCCTAGAAACGATCCGCGGCTCCAATGTCTTTCTAGACAAAGTAGCGCAAATGTTTACTTCGTATTTCACAATCGACTGGTCTCAATTCGACCAACGCTTACCACGAATAATAACAGACGCATACTACATGGACTTCCTCCCCCGCCTTATCGTTATCAACCACGGCTATCAGCCTACGTATGAATATCCAACTTACCCTGACCTCGACACAGACAAGCTCTACAACCGCATGTCTAACCTTCTCTCGTTCCTTCACCTCTGGTATAACAACATGACCTTCCTCTCCGCAGATGGTTTTGCTTACCGACGAACGCACGCAGGCGTCCCTTCTGGTCTGTTCAACACCCAATACCTCGATTCCTTCGGCAATCTTTACCTCATCATTGATGGTATGATTGAATTCGGTCTTTCCGACGAAGACATCATGCAGGTACTTCTCTTCATCATGGGTGATGACAACTCTGGCTTTACAACTTGGCCTATATCAAAACTCGAATCATTTATTCAATGGTTTGAATCATACGCTCAAACGCGTTACAACATGATATTATCCAAATCCAAGTCTGTAATCACAACGCAACGCCAACACATCGAAACTCTCAGTTATCGCTGTAACTTCGGCGCTCCGCTTCGGCCAATCCCCAAGTTGGTTGCCCAACTCTGCTACCCTGAACATGGTCCAAACGACAAATACATGTCCGCCCGAGCAATCGGAATGGCTTACGCCGCTTCCGGCTCTGACAAGACGTTTCACGACTTATGTCGCGACATTTACTTCACGTTCCTACCATACGCAGCAGACATCAACGATCCTCGAACCTTCGATATCATCGGCAAGCATCTCCCCGGCGCTTACAAAACGCTCGACGCTTACACCGAGATTGTTGACCTCTCCCGTTTTCCAACGCTGTTGGAAATTCGCTCCCTCCTCGCCCGCTGGCAAGGTCCGCTTCATTTCGATCCGAAATGGAATTTTGCGCATTTCATCAACGCTCCAAACGTGATCCCTCCGTCCGCCAAGACAATGTACGAGTACGACCAAGAACACGGTATCATCCGTTTCCTCCCTCCCCTCCTACCCACATCCTCTTCCGGTCCAATTTAACCGTTTTTTTAATATTTAAATTTATTATTCTTTCGCTTTAATTCATCTTTCTTCCAATTTTATTTGTTTTTTTATTTTAAAAAAAAAAATAAAT